CACATGGCGCTCTACCAATGCCGTAAGAGCGGTAATCTGGTTGCGGTTGGTGGCCGGGTTCTTGTTGTGGATCAGGCCAATGGCGAGGTTCATTCATCCCCCAAAAACATCCTCAGTCCGTATATTTTCTACCACATGAATCCCTAAAGATTCTTCTCTGCCCCAGCGCAAATACACATTTAGCGGCACCAGCCAGCGACCATCAATCAATGGAACGCCGCCCTCAGCGGATAGCGTCAAAACATCATCGACGTTCGGCAATGCCAGGATCGCATCGATTAGCTCTCTAACTTTTGGGTGCATAATATCTCCTATTCTATTTCATCCCACATTGCTATGACTTCTTTTTTCTTGGCTTCCCTGGAAAGCGTACGTTCTGCGATCCCCTTATCAACAAACTCGTCTTTTCCATTATCCCTAAATACAAGGCCCTGTCCCTCATATAGACGAAATTGATAAAACAACCATTCTTTTTCCCCCCTAACACGTATTTTAATTAGTGTTGATTTAGGGATATTATCAATCCTTTCGATTTCTAATTTTAGAAACTCATCATTTATTTCGTTATCATTAATCAATACAGTAGTCATGGAAACAACTCTCCCGTCGTGCTGATGTGGTGACAGAACAGATTAGTATCTACCAGGAACGGATATTTACGGCGCTGGAAGCTGTCCCAGCCGGCCTTCTTGAGATAGCCTCCTTCCATCACTCGTGTACACCAATCCAGATCGCTTGTGCCCATCAGCGAGCGCCAATGCCCAGTTTCGGGATCGTGGAACAGATCCCGCGGGAAGATAAACATCCGCCGAGTCTGCATGCCCTTTACCTGGTAAGGCTCGCAGTCCGGCCACATTGCCTTGAGGATCGAGGTATGGATTAATAGAAATCCGGTCGGGACGCCATCCGCCCAGACCTTCTCGCCCAGCTTGAATTTCTGGTATACGCCATTCCCCCGCCCGCGGAATACCAGCGGCTCGGGCGGCCTGGACTTGGCATAATATAGCCCACTGACTACAGGTATATCCCCGTCCAGCATATATTGGTTCAGGCGGATGAACGCATCCGCCGGGGGCAGGACATCATCCTCATAGAGCAGCAGCCAATCGAAGTTGCCCTCCACGGTATGCTTAACGATCAGGTTTTGAGCGTCTGCAACCAGAAAGCCAAGTGGAACGTATCCGCCCATCCCCTCCATGATGGTAACCATCGACCAGTTGACCGGGATTATCTGGCCGATGCGTGCCTGGTGCCATTCGATGCGAATCGTCCCCAGGGTGGGCGTTCCCACGCACAGCCGCCCAGAGTAGGGATCGGAGCCGGATTTGATTATTGTGGTTTCTACTCGAAGCTCATCGGTCCCCATTCTGTCCTCTCTTTCTCCCATAATTGGGAATCCTCACTATGCCGAATCAACAAAACCTCCATGTTCCACATCGGATCGAACGACACATAGCGGTAATACCACGGGCGCGGTTTGTAAATCTCCCACAGCCGGCTTTGGTGCAGCGGGTCAAAATACGCCCAGGTCGCCTCATTGCAGGGGTTACAGTGTGTCGGGTCCTGAACGAAGCCGGGAGATAGGCCGTAGGGCATTGAGATCATAAACTCCCCGCCAGGCTTGATCACCCGCCAGACTTCATTCATAAAACGGATAAATACACCTCCAGCCGGGCTGATATGCTCCACCAGATGCGAAGCCATTACCCGACTGGCGCACGCGTCGGGTAACGGCCATGGGACTACCTGTAAGTCGTGGACGATATCGACCTCTGGCAGCTCGCGGATATCGATATTGATAAAGCCGCGTTGCGGATGCGCGCCTCCGCCAAGGTCGAGATGGATGCCCGCATTTTGGCTAAGCAATTCCTCGACTTTGAAGCCGTTGGATTTCAGCTCTGAGATATTCGTTTTCAGCTTCAAGCTCCTTTATATATTCGCGGATGGTTAAAACCTCATGGCTGGCTTTAAAGTGGTTGCTGACATGTTTTCCTCGTTTAATCACCTGTAAGTTTTCAATGCGATTATCAGTCTTGACGCCATTCAGATGATGCACTACTTCATCAGTCTCCAAGAAACGCCCAAGATGCTTTTCCATAATAAGCCGATGTTCCTGAATGTAGGGTTTATCAGGAGTTGCATTGGGGTGACCGGGTGTATATAGAAAAACATATCCATTTGCTACCCTTTTCCCTCCACGCCAATTTGCCGCTTTTTTTCCACATCTCCCATTCTGATAGCGCACAGACAGAGATTCTTTTATCGAACGCCGCTCAATTCCATGTCGCTGCATCCAACTTGATACTGCACCAAACGTCGCACCAATTTCTTTGGCAATCTGTTTAGTCGAAAGCATATCAATATGATATTTACGATATAGCCATTCCTTGTTTTGTAAACCCGGATATTTCAGTTTCGCTGGCATAATCACCTCCGCGGAAATTATACCACGAAACATAATATAAAGGTAATCTACGAAAATGTGATATCGTAAGTATAATTAACGTTCTGGTTGGTCGCCCAGCTTGACGACGCGTATGCCGCACCCGCAAAGATCGTGCCGGTATTGGTGTTCGATTGCTGGAACAGGCCGATATTGCTGATATTGACGGTTGCGGTGTTGTGGCTGTCTGCGCTGGCGAACGTCCCGGTGAATCTCACGCCCTTAGAGTTGGAGCTGGTAGCAGCGGTCACCGCATCGCGTGAAGAAGCATTGTGAGTGACCTCGTTCGCCAGGGTGGTATCCCCGGCCGCTGGAGCGCCGCCTGTGCCCAGGGCAGCATAACTGACCTGCTTCGAGCTGGCAATGGCGCCCAGAAGGCGGGACAGGTAATCCCGGAAGCCCTCGTTGACGACCAAGTTTTTCTGCCAGCCCGAATCGCCGACAATGTCATCACTCTCGGTGATGTGCAATCGGAAGAAGCCGCGCACCTTGATATGATCATCGCCCGGCGCATCGTCGTACTGGATCGCGTCACAGGCGTTGCAGCGGTTGGATTTCAGCCGTGCCCCACATGTCTTGCAGTTTTGTCGTACAAGTGTATCTAACATTTCATTTCCCTCCTGAATTTATGGATATCCATTCCAGATATTAGCGAATACTCGCTCAACGTCATCGGCGCTCCTGGCTTCCTCCAGCGCGCCGGCTATTGCCCCAGATAATGATAATGGCAGGTGGCTCGTTTCAAAATCTCGCTCGATCCTGCCGTATTTCTCGATTTGTTTCAGCGACCAGCGATGCCAGGTGCGCATCTCATTCAGCATTTCCTCTTCCTCTCGAAGGCGCCCATTGCCATTCTGCCCTGGCTGGTTCTGGTTTTGACCCTGCTGGAGCTGCGGCGGTATCTGTGGCGGGGCAATGTCCGCCTCTTCCCACTCCTCGACCGGATCAAAGCCCGTCTCAGTGCGCGCCTCGTTGCGGGTAAGCCACGCCTTTTGTGCTACAGCCTTTTGCAATCTCTCGTATTTTGAGTTTTGATCCTCCTGTAGGGCGCGCACCTCGTTCAGATCGCGCTTTACGTAGATATCGGGATCGTCGGTGAAATCCGGCTTCAGTGAGGCGTTGATCTTCGCGTCATCTGCGCGCCACTGGGGGATCAACTTTCCCTCGGTAAACATCTCGCGCGCCTCTTTGAAGTTTGCATAGGTAGCGCGCTCCAGACCCGCACCCAGCCCGGCAACGATAGCCGGTACGCCTATGACCGCCGCTATCCGCTCCTCCGGGACACGGTGCAGAGTGGACATATCCAGGTCCTTAGGTGAAAATCCGAATTGATGAACCTGGGTCTCCCGTGACATCACCGCAATATTGCCCCGCGATTCGCTGCTGAACTTTTGGCGCAACTTGTTCGTAAGCCGATCCGCATCCCCCTCACTGATAGTTACCCCGCCAGCAGGTATAACCACCAATCCGGGCACGGCATAGTTTTTGAGCAGCGCATCGATGAACTGGTTGGCCTCATTATCCGAGCTCATCTCGCGCACCAGGGCTTTCAGGGGCGCCAGCCCCTTGCGCATGTCCTTGTCGTCCAGGCCCAGGCGGAAATGAACGACGTTTTTCACCGGCACCCTGACTGTCTCGCTGGGCGTGATATGGTACTTGTAATAGCTGATCCAGTCCGCGGGCCTGCCGTTGTCGCCCTTTTCCGTTGCTGGCTCCATGACAGAGGGCGAGATGGGCCAGATTTCCACTACGTTGCCGGTCAGCGCGTTTCCAGAGCGCACTTTCAACCAGTAGGCGTTTCCATCGACGTGCTTCGCCCATGCAGTCCAGAACAACAGCTCCTCCATCGTCAGCTCGCCGTCCGGCGTTGGATAGGTCAGCAGATCCTGGAGGGGGTGTTCCTCCAGATGCTCATCGTTTCCATCCGGGTCTTTTTGCATGACCACCAGCGGAGGCTCCGGGTAGGCAGTAGCGACCGCCATGAGACACGCAAATACAGCGGAGTTGATGGTGCGCTTATCATAGCCCGCGCCGGGACCGTGTACCAAAGTCTCAATGCGCTCCCAGTTTACCTCCGCGGTCGCCGGGGTGAATTTAAGTGCTCTCGTTGCCAGTTGTTTGATCAGGCTCATATCTCACCCCCACGTAAACACATATCCCCCCAACGAATATCAACGTCGCCGGCAGTCCCAGCCACAGGAAAACGCCGTATGACAGGAAGCAGAAGCCGGCAAATGCTATTATATCATCTAAGCGGGTCCTAATATATTTCAAGACGACCTCCAATACCGCTCCATGCGATTGTCATTGCCATTACCGTATCATCGTGCATGCCCTCGGGCGCTCCATACCTCCAGGCTCCAGACGGGGTTCGTTCTCCCTCATAAGCCTGGAGTTCCCCGATCTGTATGGGATCGTTGAGTATCTTGATTTCGCTATGCTCGAAAGCGGCCTGCAAATCCTGAATCGCCGCCTGTTTGGTTGCGTTCGTGGTGGTAAATGGAATTATCGACAAATCCCGACTGACCATTGCCTCGATGACTGGCTGCCCGATAGAGTTAGCCTCGATGATCATTGTCGATAGATTGAACCGCTTATAAATACCCTCCAGGCGATCCTCAAGAACGGAATAATCTATGCGATTGAATCTATCCAGATAAACTTGCCGTCTCTCGCCAACGTCAAAAACAGAAACGGCAGTAAAATCTACCAACGTTGCCACATCAACCCCGGCGATATATTGGTGTCCGGGCTGTGCCTCAGAAAGCTCTTGAGAGCTGGTCGCCTCCATCACGCGCCGGAATACGCCGCCAGCGTCGGGCAAGAATTGTGCAAATATCTCCTGTTGTACTACTCGATCCGGCAAGTCCTCCACCATCTTATCGATTTCGGATTTGGGGATATATGGATTCTCATAGCTGGATAACTGCCAGCAAGCCCAGTCGTCAATTTGAGGATCCAATCCCCGTTGATACATCTGCCAGAATCCGTTCATGCCCTTGGGTGTCCCACCAAAAAAGCCGTCGCCCGCGTAATCAATCAGTGTAGGGCGGATAATGAAATTCCATATCTCCATAAGGTCGCGCACGAAGCCGGCCTCGTTGATGGTAAAGCGTTTATATTTCCTGCCGCGTATCAGGTCTGGATTGTCGAGTGACCAGAAGTCAATCGATCCGCCCGTCGTTAGCTCAAGGCGCATTTCCTGGGCGTTACGACGCTTTATGATTGGCGCAACCAGGTTGTTGATTGCCCGCCAATTCTCCATAAGAGTCTTATAGGTCGGGGCAGCAAATCCCACATCATAGCCCTGTAACGTTGGCTCGATTGTTTTATTCATCTCGTAAACATCTTTACCAAATCGCCGCCCACACGCCATAACGTTGAACCGCTTTAATCCGTTATCAATCTTCGCCTGCCCCGGATGATAGCCCGGAAGCCGCAATCGGATTGTTGACATATTCCACTTCGATTTTCCCGGTACTGGTCACGTCTAAATGATCCTTGAACATAGCATAAATGCGCGCCAACTTTTCAAGCGCACTCTGTGAATCATGTAATTCGATCTCAATCCAGTGTTCCTCTTCTTCGTCGCCATCCCGCTTTTGCCGAATGGTAGTTTTCTGTTTGAGCTTCTTGATTAAGTGCGTAAGCCCTAATTCCTTCGCCTTCTCAAGTGATAAATGAAAACTCATGCTTTCAACATCCATGAAGTCGCCCAGGTCAGCGCGCGCCATGTCGGATAGGCGGCGCAATACTTCGCTTACAGAAACCGCGTTTTCTTCAAGGCGTTGTTTGATTTCTTGCGAAACCTCAACTTTCTTCAACAGCCGAGCGCCTTGACTATAAGCCGTCCTCGCCGAATAGCCGGCGCGTTTAGCCGCCTCCGTTGCATTGAAGCATTGAAGATACTCCTCGATAAAAACCCGCTGCTTGCGTGTCGTCATCTCACCACCATCTCAGGGGCAGAACACCCTGTACCTCTTCCCTCCGCGCCTTGGTTTTTCCCACCTGCGCCCCTCTGCCCCTCCTGAGGTATCCCCCTATGTTTTCATGCGAAATCTGGCACAATAATTGGCGACCATTTGTGTAAGCCTGCCAGGATATTTATCACGCGCACAATTAATAACCCCACAGCCAATAAAAGAATAATTGGGATACCCACACGTCCAACAGCGATAGTAAAGATTCCCATTCCAAATCATTTGCAATCGGCGTAGCCACAGGGGAATTGGAAACCATATTGTTTTATGAATTTTTATTGGATATCGTTTCATGTCTTTACCTGCCCTCCAGCATCCTTACCCGCTCATCCAGGCCCATAATCATCACGCCCTGCATTAGCGTCCTGTTCTCAAGCTCCAGCACTCGCTCCTCCAGGTCATCTGGCGGAGGTGGCGGGTTCTGGTCGCCCAGCCATTCATCAAGCGCCGCCAGGTCGCCAAAGAATACGTTCACGTCGCAACGGTTCGGCACCCCTGGCACGGCTGGCACCCAGGCATGAGAGCCCGCAATGCCGATCTGCCACAGCCGCGTATTGGCCCACGTCCAGCCGCCGGGGATTGTAGGCTGGCTTGCGCTGGTCCAATGCGCAACCCATCCAGCCGCGCCCTCGGGCAAGGGCATATTATTGGTGAGTACCTGCCAGAGGTAGGGGCTGGAATACATTCCACCCAATGGATGCACCATAGTCAGAAAATCAGAAATTCTCACCCGCCGCGTGGTGACGGTGATCCCGTCATTAGCCTCCACATCCAGCCACATGCGGGTGTTGCGGTTGACGGCCTGGTACATCGGATCGATGGCGCTCAGGTAATTATCAGCCTGGGCTATCCCGCTCGCCCCGTCACGGAAAAAGTGATATGCCATCAGGCGCAGGTCGGAAGCGTAAGCCCGCGGCCAGCGCGCCTCGAACTGCGGGTCGCGGTAGCTGCTGCCCTCGCTCGCCTTGAAGATGACGAATCGGTAGCCTGCGTTATAGACCTGGTCGAAATCAATCGGATCCGCGTTGTACCTGGATAGGTCGATGCCATAAACAACGGGGTAACTGTACCCCTCTATCCGGTCGATAAGCAGGTTAGCGGTGAGCTCCCAGCGCGCCCAGAAGCTATCGAATGGCGCGGCGAAGTCGGAGTATTTACGCGTGCGTGGGTCAAATAGTTGAGTCACATTTCCGCCTTTCTGTAATAACTCTTATGCCTGCTTACCATCTTCTGTAGCCTTCCAATCCTGACAAGTTTCCTCAGCCTCATCCGCAAGCCATCAGGGGTAATTGTCGTGTCGGGGTCTATCTTCTTGATCTGCTCGTAAATCTCAGCGTTGGTATAGTAGCCCTCCGGTACCTCCGCCTCTTCGATAAGCTGCTTAGCTAACTCCGCTAGCAGTTCATCCCGATCTAAATCTTCAATGCCCATACCCTGCCTACTTTCGGTTCGTACTTGAACCTGTTGGGATCGTAGGAATACGCCCCATCTCGGATGCTGAACAAATGCCCGCCAATGTCGGAGATAGATAGCTCACCGCCGATCCGATATATGTACTCGGTTTTGAGCGTCCATGCCCTGGTACATACGGCAAAGGTATCGAAGTTGCCTCCGCTGTCGGCGTAGCGGTGGTTGTGCGAGCGGATAGCGATGTCTGGTACAGGCTGGCGCAAGTCGTTCAGGTAGTGATAAGTAACCTGGACCGCTAGTTTATTTGCCGCATTTTTCTCGGTCCACGGCAGCCGCCCCATGCCCGTATGATGCGCCAGGTCGAATTTCAGTCCCGCAATCTCCGCCCGGCAGTGATACCAGGATTGGGTGTTAGTGTCCGGGATGGTGTTGTCCAGGTCTTTTGCTATCGCCTCTTCCATCCACTGGCTTTTGCCCTCGTGCGCCATGGTGCCGCGGATGACGATAACTTTATCGACCACCTCCAGCATGGGCGTTAGCGTTTCCAATATC